GAAATTCCAATCGACCCGGACATCCTTCATCGCCTCGACACGGGTGCCGACACTGGAAGTCCCTTCGCGGGACATCGCTTTTTCAAGCTTGTCCGCTAGCGACACCGAACGCTGAATTTCTGAGCGTAACTCGTTCAATTCAGCATCCGAAAGCGGGTTACCGCTGTCGTCCTGAGCATCCCATACTTCGCCTTGCGGCAGAGGTATAGAATCGAGATCGATGTCACCTACCTTTTCGCCTGTCGCGGTTTCTTGCGAAGATAATTGACCAGTATCAGAAATATTCTGATCGCCGGAATTACCTTCGCCGGACTCGTTCCCGGTTTCGTCACCGGTTTCGTCACCGGTTTCGTCACCGGTTTCGTCACCGGTTTCGCTACCATCTCCGTTCCCATCTCCGCTACACGAAGATTCACCAATGTCGTCAATTGCGTCTTGCAACGCATCTTCGTCATTGACCAGTTCGCGGTAAATTGCTTCCGACGATTTCCCTCGGTATTTCCTGTCCCACAAACCGCCTTCAGGCAGATCGTAATTCAGGTCATATATTAGGAAGCCGTTGATAGCGTAGTCGCAAGCGATGTTCCAGACTTTGAAATGGCGCTTGCCGCGTCGAAGCGGATGCTCCCACACAACGTGCAATGCTTCGTGAACCAGCACAGACATTAGTTCAGGTTCCGAAACACGCAAGACGAATTCAGGACAATAAATTATCCTTCGCCCGTCAGTTGCCATCGTTTTGCACTGGCTGGTATCGACCTCAACCAAGTCCAGATGAAGCAGCATGGTTGCCATGCCGATTTCACCCTTCATAATTTTAGTCCTAGCTTTTACCAGTCTCTTTTTCGCTTCTAGGTCAATCATGCTTGGAACCTCCGAAAGCCTTGTCCAAAAAGCCTCCCTTCAGACCACCGACTGCACCCGTCAGGTCATCCGCTATTTTCTTGCGCTTGGTATCGACGTCGGAAGAATCGCCTCTCAGCGCTTCTATCGAATCGATAGTCGCAAATACGGATACCAGTTTCTGATGCGCGTCGATAATCGTTTTGTTTCCACCGAGAATGTCCGAATTGATCGTCGGAAGCATGTCGACGGCCTGCCGCAATTTGTCGAAACTCGACTTATTGAAGAAGGATGCCGACTTGTTCTTTGGGTCATACTCGCCAAGCTTTTGCGAAACGTGTTCTACCTGTTCCACAAGAGCCGACACAGTAGTCACCAAAACGTTCTTGATGTTTTTGTTAGCACGATTAACAGCGTCGTTTTCTATCCTTTTCCGAAGGGACTCCGACAGGTTCAGCCTGATGTCGTCGGAGAATTGCGGTATCAATGAAACCTCAAATTCAAATACGAATTTGCTCTCAAGGTCATCAATCGAAGGGTAGTCTTCAGCTTTATAAGCCTGACCGAGGTTTCCCTTGGCCGCAGCCAGCATGTCGGAATAGTTCTTTACGAAGCTTTTAACTTCTGCTTCCCATTCCTGTTTTGCGGCGTCGACTTCCTTCTGCAATTGCTCCAAGTTGGTGTTCGGGCATAATCGCCATCCCACAACTTTGTAGCCATCATCAGACTTGCTGCTGTCATCCCAAGCGACGGTCAGAGGGTAATAAAAACCGTTGCGAAAATTATTCAGGATACGACGAAAATACTTATTAATGTCGTGCCCGAAAATATGCTTCGTTGTCTGAAGCAACCGCTCGCTAGACAATTCGTATTGCTCGGCGGTTTTCGCATTGATTTCCCTGTCGACTTTTATGCCACTCGGATGCTTCGCGGTGATTCTCACCAGCGTCGCATTTTCGGACAGAGTGTTACTCAATGAATTCATCATGATTAATCCTCCAATTAAATAATGATGATGTTCCTGATTTCGGCTCTTTTGAGCCATCGTCAGTTGGGATACACATCCCAAGATCAGGTAAAAAAATGGGGGGGAGAAAATATTATTTACTAGTCAATATTTTCTCTTCCCCCCACCAACTCAAACTTCCAAATCCTGATGCTTGACCTTGAATGAAGCATAGGTCGCGGTTTCTCTTAATTCCGCCCTTGAACTGCAAATCGAGCGAACGAAAAAGATGCCGTATTCAGGCGTCGGAAATTTATCGATGTAGGCCAGAGCATTTTCAAAATACTCATTTACCTTGAGGTCGCTTGCGTCCTTGATGACGCTAACGAGTCCCACGATGGTCGCATACATAAGCCCATTGCTGTCTGCGATTTCGACGTCTTCGCCGTTGACGATATCGTCAAGGTTCGGAACGTTCAGTTTCAGAGACACGAACGTGTGAAACTCGATGGCGGCAGTTTCACCGACGTCGGTTTCCGCAATCGCCTGAAGCAGTTCCTCCGGCGGTTTCGTTTTCAGCGTATCGCTGAGTCGCGTCCATGATCGCGGACTTGGCTGCGGTGTCAGGACTTTGGCATCGAACGAATTCAACCACTCGGGCTGGTACGTTATGAAGCCCAGAATGTCTTCGTGGACATCGTTACGGATCGCCCAGTCGAGCCAGTCGTTCGTATCATGCTCGAAGTCGATAATGGACGTTCGACCAATAACGTGACTCGGCAGTTTGTTCGATCCGGCTCGGTCCGTATGACGATTGCTGGCGCAAATTATTTTCCAGCCATCGGGCAGGCAGTATTCGCCTATCCGACGTTCGTAATTAATTTGGCCAGCCACAGCCTGCATAGAACTGTGAGACTGCCCGTATTCATCAAAGAACATTATTCCGGCACCGCTAACAGGAAGGTTGCCGAGAAATGCCCGTTTCTGCATGGCCAAATCGCTGTCGCCTTCGCTGTCAATGTATGGCAATCCACCAAGGTCGACTGACTCGTACATCGATAACCGGAAATCGATGAAGCCAAATTGGCTATCGTCCGGATTGATGCAGTCAACTACGACTTCCCGATCACCGGCCAGTTCATCGACTAGCTGGCGAACTACCGCCGACTTGCCGACGCCAGTGCCGCCGATCAGAAATGGTGTGTTGCCACCCTTGAGTACAGATTTCATTATCTGTAAAGCTTTACTAGGTTTCATAAATCCTCCAATTTTTGAAACTAAGTTTCGCCAGCAAAATGCTGGCACCAATTGCTACAGTTTCTTGCACCCTAAAAAGGATGCTCATCAGCACGTTAATTCGTGGACTGTCTAGCAGGACTATCTCGCCAGAAAAATAAATAAATGACGTTCAAAAAAAATAAAAAAAAGATAAAAAAAATGGGGCCGAAGCCCCATAAACTTACGCGACATTTTCCACCGATTTATCCCAACCAGTCAGGCATTCAGCAAATTCGCCTGATGGCAGGATGAAGCCGACAAAATACCAGTCCCACTCAGATATCCGGGTGCCGTCCAACATTGGCTCAAAGTCCTTTTGAGTGAATCGACCCGCCCCGCTATCACTGACTATTTTTAGCCGTTCGCGAGTCGTCGGGCGATTCCACCCGGCAAGACAGGCATAAACTAATTTATAGCCAGAGAATGGACCGACGTCATGTGGTTGGCTTTGGATTATTTCATTGCCGTGCAGCCAAACGCTACTGCCATCCGTGTAGGTGTTGCCGACTTTTTTAGACTCGCCAGCCAACCAAGCTTCCCTGATTGTTTCTGTGATTTTTCTCATGTTCTATCCTCCAATAGTTTCTGCACCCAAAAAGGATGCTCTTCACACACGTTGATTCGTGGACTCTGGAGGGAGTCCCTAGGGTTTCCGGTGCGATATTTGTTGGTCAGCTATTCCCTTGCTGTACGTCGACGGCATCCACCGTTACCCGCAATAGTTGCGGCAACAATCAGAGCGCGCTTTTCTCCCTAGGATTTCGGCGGTCTTGCGTTTCGCTCTCCGCCACCAGTCACCTTCTTTCGTGTCGCGGATTTCCGGTTGGCGCTTGCTTGCGCATCGACATCCAACCGTACTTCTGGGACGACATCTTGGCGAGGTTTAGTCTTGGCCCCGCCTCAACTGGGTAAATACCAGTAAACCGATTTTAGCTTATGGGGCATCAGTGAGCAAGATTGAATCATCGTCCTGGCACTCATCAAAAACACCATTACCGATAGCAGTTTGCAGGCGTATCCAAGCGCTGCTTGGTAGCCGATAATATTGGCATGACAGAGCCAAAAAAACCGAAGCTTGAACTGGTCAAAAAAGAAGCATCGTTGACGCCCAAGCAACGGGCGTTCGTGAGCGAGATTGTGCGCGGCAAGTTAGGTAGCTACAAAGAAGCCTACGCCGCCGCCTATGACGTCACGCTAACCAAGGCGGGGAAGATACCCAAATGGGTAGAAGTCGAGGCTAGCAAGCTTGTCGCTCGCCCTAAGATAGCCCAAAGCATCAAGGCGGGAATCGAGCGCAAAGAACATGCTGTAACCGCATCAGCGCTTCGCACGAAGAACTACGTTCTTGAGCGGCTTCTTGCGGAGAGTCAGAGTGCGGAATCTGACGCATCCCGTATCAGGGCGTTAGAACTAATTGGAAAGTCTGTGTCGATGTTTTCCGACGTAGTTGAAGAGAGAAGCTCGCGAGACTCTGCTGACGTCGAGCGGGACATCGAGGCGAAGCTTGAACGGCTGCTCGCCGATCAATAAGAAGTAGTTCGCGCACACGCGCGCACACGCGCGAGTAGCGCGCGCGCACGGGCGCGCACGGGCGCGCGAAAACGCCGCCCCGGCGACCCCCCACCCCCCCTGCGCGCGATCGGGTACCTGACGATCATATATACATAGTAATCCGCTCGTAATATGACGGGTTTTTATGTACCCCCCCTATTTATTGCAAAATGATAGCAATAAAAGTAAAATTAGCCTTGGGTTTTGTGGGAAAAGTCGTAGGAGTCCCACACCCCCATATTATATTTTTACCGCTATAGTTGATTTTTTTGTGAAGTCATGCAAAATGGTAAAATCTGTAGATACATCTACTCTATATATACCTACTATTCCGTATATACTTAATAAGTGTTTACTTGGTATGAACTTATTAAGTTTTTTAATTTTTTTACTTAGGAAGTATTTACTTAGTAAGTATGTATATTGATGTTTTTAGGTGAATAAGCAGATATTAAAGAAAATACAAAGCCTGCCCAGTTCGCAGAAAGAAGAATTTTTCGATCTGCTGCAAGAATACGAACAATCCAAGCGCAGGGAGGGCTGCTCAGACAGCTTCATGTCTTTTGTTCGGGAGATGTGGGCTGCTTTTATTCACGGAAAGCACCATGAAATCATGGCAGAGGCCTTTGAGAGAGTAGCCAGAGGTGATCTGAAGCGCTTAATCATTAATATGCCGCCGAGGCATACGAAATCGGAGTTTGCTTCTTACCTGCTTCCCGCGTGGTTCCTAGGAAGATACCCGGACAAGAAGATTATCCAGACCGCACATACCGCTGAACTGGCGGTTGGTTTTGGCAGGAAGGTCAGGAACCTAGTTAACAGCGTTGATTTCAAAGAAATATTTCCTCATGTTAGCTTGCAGGCTGATAGCAAAGCAGCGGGAAGATGGAACACAAACAAAGGCGGGGAATACTTCGCTATTGGTGTGGGTGGCGCTGTAACGGGTAAGGGTGCTGATTTATTAGTTATCGATGACCCTCATTCAGAGCAGGAGGGTGCCAGCGCGGACATCAATATCTTTAACCGGACATACGAGTGGTACACCTCCGGCCCAAGACAGCGATTACAGCCAAACGGAGCCATTGTGGTCGTAATGACCCGATGGCATAACAAAGACCTTACAGGCCAACTCGTTGATTCAAGCATTAAACGAGGAGGCGCGGATCAATGGGAAGTTATTGAATTACCTGCGATTTTGCCTTCAGGCAATCCATTATGGGCACAATTCTGGAGCTTAGATGAACTAAAGGCACTAAGGGCAGAGCTTCCCAATAGCAAGTGGATGGCCCAGTACCAGCAAGACCCGACCTCTGAAGAGGGGGCGCTGGTAAAAAGAGACTGGTGGAAGTCATGGGAGGGGCGTAATCCTCCTGAATGCGAGTTTGTTATCCAGTCTTGGGATACGGCCTTTATGAAAAACCAGAGGGCTGACTATTCTGCCTGTACAACTTGGGGTGTGTTCTACAGGGAAGATGAAGGTGAAGGTAAATTCGCTCCTAACTTAATTTTGCTTGATGCTTACAAGGAACGTCTGGAGTTTCCGGAGCTTAAGAAAAAGGCGATGCAGAAGTTCAGGGAATATACCCCTGATGCCTTTATCGTTGAGGCTAAAGCAGCAGGTATGCCTTTAATTTTTGAGCTAAGGCAAATGGGAATTCCGGTTCAGGAGTACACGCCAAGCAGGGGAAACGACAAGATATCAAGGGTTAACGCGGTATCTGACCTGTTTGCCTCGGGCGTAATCTGGGCACCGGAAACACGATGGGCAGAAGAAGTTATCGAGGAATTTGCCGGGTTTCCCAACATGGAGCATGATGACTTGGTTGATAGCAGTACCCAAGCTTTGCTCAGATATCGACAAGGGGGTTTTATTTCGCTCTATTCAGACGAAGAAGACGAACCCTTGGAACACAACAGAATTGCAAATTATTACTAGGATGCAGACTGGAGTTGCGAGTAGCAGGCCCATATATGAGCAAAGTTCGGATATTGCCAATGAACAGCGGGTTGCCGAGAAGCTTTCAGAGTTATGGAATTTTGATAGCTGGAAAAGAAATCCTCCACGCTATCCGATAGATATCTCCCTGATGAGGGGGACTCGTATCAAGGCATTTGCAGAAATCAAATGCAGGAATGTACCCAGCGGCACCTATAACACTTACATGCTATCGGCAGGCAAGGCTATGTCGGCGCGTACCCTTACAGAAGTCACGGGGCTTCCGTGTTTTCTGGTTGTCCGGTGGACTGACTGCCTTGGCTGGATCGACCTTGAAACGGCAGAACCCCTCTACGTTGGGTGGGGAGGGAGGTCAGACAGGGATGATTCTCAGGACATGGAGCCGGTTATGCACTACGACATAATTAAGTTTAAGGAGTTAGCTTGGCCATAGAAAGAAGACCTGCCACCCCGATTGAAGGGACTATTGAGCAGGAACCAGAAGAACTGGAAATTCTGATAGAGAGTCCTGAGTCTGTCGCCATCGAAACAGAAGATGGTGGCATGATTATTGACTTTCAGCCTGCTTCTTCGCAAAAAGAAGATAGCGACTTCAATTCTAATCTAACTGAATATATTGACGATAATGAGCTAGAAAAGCTTGGCAGCAAGCTTATTTCTGACTACAGCAGCGACAGGGATTCCAGAAAAGACTGGGAAGAGGCTTATATAAAGGGCCTCGATCAGCTTGGTCTTAAGATAGAAGAAAGAACAACACCTTGGGCCGGGGCGTGTGGCGTTTTCCATCCCATGCTTAGTGAGGCCGTTATACGGTTTCAGTCTCAATCTATTACAGAAATGTTTCCGGCACAGGGGCCGGTCAGAACAAGAATAGTCGGGAAGCTGACAGAAGAAAAAGAGAAGCAGGCCCAGAGAGTAGAAGATTACCTGAATTATATGCTGACATACGAAATGTCAGAATACAGAACTGAAACAGAAAAAATGTTGTTTTCCCTGCCTTTGGCGGGGTCTGCTTTCAGAAAGGTTTATTACGATCCAAATATGGGCAGGCCTTGTTCTATATTTGTTCCGGCAGAAGATGTTGTTGTTAATTACGGGGCCAGCGATCTGGCTACATGCGAAAGAACGACGCATGTGATGCGTAAATCTACAAATGAAATACGCAAGATGCAGGTTAATGGATTTTACAGGGACGTAGACCTTCCTGAGCCAGAATCTAACTATTCCGAGATTAACAAGAAGTACGACGAGATTACCGGAGAATCCAATACGTTTAACTACGATGACAGGCATACGATACTTGAAATGCTTGTTGACCTTGATTTGGATGGATTTGAGGATACTAATGAATCGGGGGAAGAAACGGGTATAGCCCTTCCTTATGTTGCTGCGCTTGACTACCCAAGCGGGAAGATTCTCAGCATTCGCAGAAACTGGTACGAGGATGACGAGGCAAAAATGAGGCGAATGCACTTTGTGCATTACCAGTATTTGCCGGGAATAGGGTTTTATGGGTTTGGCCTGATTCACATGCC